CCGGCATCGAGGAGCAGACGCAGGGCTTCATCGCCTTCACGATCGCGTCGTACACGAACAGGATCGAGCAGCGCGTCTCACGGGAAATCGTGGACACCCGCGGCTGGTACTCAGAATTCGATCTGACGCGCCTCATGCGCGGAAACATGCTTGAGCGCTATCAGGCGTACCAGATCGGCATGGCGTCCGGCTGGCTGTCCGGCAACCAGGTTCTCCGCTGGGAGAACATGCCGCCGATCGAGGGTCTTGACAAGCCCTTCCCGCCACTTGGCATCAACCCGCAAGGCGCGGGAGCGCCTAATCCGTCCTACCAGAACAAGGGAAATCCTAATGGCGAATAAGACGCCTCCGGCTGCGAGCACCCCACTGCACACCCAGGCAGGGAAGAATCTCGGTTCCGAGACCACCACTATCGCCGCGGGCGACACGGTTATTTTCCAGAACAACGGCGACACGGCGGTCCACATCAATGCGACCACCCCTGGCACCGGCACCGTAACCGCGCTCGTTCCGGCGAACAACCAGGCCATCACGATCGCCTCGGGTAACAACCTGTTCGGCCCGTTCGATCAGGGCATCTTCGGCAACACGGTCACGATCACAACCGCTACCGCGGTCGGCAGCGTGGCCCTGTATCACATCCCGACCCGGCTTCCTAACGGCCTGCGCAACCCGTTCGAGACGAACGCGAACGCGGCAGACTCCAACTGACAGGAACCCTCCTGATGGAATACCGCGAGTTTCGGACTGAGGTCACCGAGGAGGGCGGCAAGCTCTCCGGCGTTGCAGCGCCCTTCGGGCGTGAAGCCATTATCGGCGACCTCGACCGCGGCGGCTGGCGCGAGGAGATAGCCCCCGGCGCCTTCGCAAAAGCGCTACGGGAGAGCGACACGGTTCTGCTGTGCGATCACGACATGTCGAAGCCGCTTGCCCGCGTGAGCGCGGGCACGCTGCGACTGAGTGAGACCGCGCGGGATCTGGAATTTAACGCGGATATTGCCGAGACGAGCTACGCCCGCGACCTCCTCGTAAACGTCCGGGCCGGCAACAAGGGCGGCATGTCCATCGGCTTCAAGCCAGTTAAGGACGACTGGTTTGACGAGGACGGCAATGCCGCAAGCCGGATGACAGGCATAAAGCGCGTTATCCGGGAGGTCAAGCTGCCGGAAGTTTCGTGCGTAACCAATCCCGCGTACAAGGAAACTGCCGTGTTTGCTCGCGATGACGATGCAGCCGCACTACTGGAAGAGCGCGCTTCGAGTGTGAGCGCGGCCGACCGCAAGGCCGACGCGGCCAAGGGGCACGCACTCCCTGACGGCAGTTACCCGATTCCCGATCTGGCTCACTTGCACGCTGCCGCGATCCTCGCCGCGTCACATCACGGCGACTGGAAGGCAGCCAAGGAGCTGATCAGGCGCCGCGCTCACGAACTGGGCGTGAACGTAGACAACTTGCCGGGCTTTGGCCCCCACGACGGGGACGCTAACCGCTGCGCTGACTGCGACAGCGACGAATGCCCGGTCGCACTATCTGAGGCTCGTAAGACGCAGGAGCCGGATTCCTCCACTCCTGAAGCCGAGAACCAAGATGCACTGCGGACAACAGAGCAAGCGCTGGCCCTGAAGAACGCAGCCGTTAATTGGGATCTCTGATTCAACTAGCAACTCTCTAGGAGGAATCCAGCATGGCTGGAATCAGCGAGCGCGAGCGCGAACTCCGCGTTAAGCGCAAGGAGCTTTACACGGAGATGGAGCCTCTCATCGAGAAGGCCGGCCGTGGCGAGCGCCTGTCCGTCGAAGAGCAAGCCGACTTCGATGCCCGTAACCAGGATCTAACCAACCTGGGTACGGCTCTGAAGGCAGTCATCGGCGAACGCGAGGCCGAGAGCGCGAGTCGCGAGTACCGCGACGAGCCCGACACCCGCGGCGCCGTTGGCGACGAGAAGGAAGAGCGCTCCCAGAAGGAGTGGCGGGCCTTCAACAAGTGGTTCATCGGCGGCGAGGCCGCGCTGACCCAGGAGGACCGCGCGCTGCTGACTCCGCAGGCGCGTGGCGTCGAACTGCGTACTGGCCCTGCCGGCGACGCGAGCCCGATGCAGAACTCGCCTCTCGCGGTCAACATCACTGGTGGTTCTGCCGGTGGTTACCTGGTGCCTCCGGGCTTCTGGCACAACCTCCAGATCGCCCTGAAGGCGTACGGCGGCGTGTACCCCCACTTCCGTCAGGTGGACACTGACGGCGGCGAGCCGATGTCCTGGCCGACCAACAACCCGACCGCGCTGGTTGCTCAGCTCCTGACTGAGAACACGCAGGTCACCCCGCAGGACATCACCTTCGGCCTGGGTCAGCTTCAGGCTTACACCTACGTCGCGGGTCCGTTCCTGGCGTCCATCCAGCTCATGAACGACTCTGCGTTCGACCTGGACGTCTTCGTGCGGGACCGCATCGCTGAGGCGATCGGCCGTGCGCAGGCTGCGGCTGCGTGGACCGGCACCGGCTCTGCCCAGCCGCTGGGACTGGAGACCGCGCTGATTGCAGCTGGAGCCTCCTCGGGCGCGTCTGGTGGAGTCCTGGTGGAGTCGGCTGCCATCCCGGTGACCAGCTTCGGCAACGTCAGCACTCCGCTAGTGGACGAAAACGCTGCGGGCGCCATGTCGTTCCAGACCGTGTACAACCTGATCGCGACGGTTGACGCGGCCTACCGTGGCGTCTCGAACGCCGGGCCTGCTGGCGAGGTCGATGGGCGCAACCCAGCGTGGTACATGAACGACGCCACGCTTCAGAACGAGCGCAAGGTTACCGACCAGATGGGACGCCCGCTGATCCAGCAGAGCGTCAACATGGGCGGCACCCAGCTCGGCGAGACCCTGGGCGGGTACCCGGTTGTCATCGACAACAACGCTCCGTCGATCGTTGGTGTCACCACGCCGACCGCGGCGAACGCATCGGGTCCGGTCTTCGGCTCGCTGAATCACGCGATGGTCGCGCGCAACGTGCGGCAGACCGGCGTGATGCGGCTGAACGAGCGGTATGCCGACTTCCTGGCAGTCGCGTGGCTCGGCTACATGCGTTACGACATCCGCTCGAACGACATGCGGGCCGTCGCACAGGCCGCTTACAAGAACTAGTCCCAAGGGGCGCCCCGCGGCGGGCCTCACCTTGGGGCGCCCCGATTCACCTCTCGAGGCCACCGGAGGCAAAGAGGCATGGCTGTAGCCAAGAAGCACTACTTCGTGATCAACCAGCTCGGCCAGAGTGCCGACCGTCGCGGACCGTTCGAGTCCGCGGAGGCGGCGCGCGAGTGGGCCGAGAAGCAATACCACTACCCGGCGTGGATCATCCCCGCAGAGCCGGTGGGGGCAGGCGTAAGTCATCGCCCGCTCGACAAGGACGGAAACCCTGTCAAGGAGTAGCCCGTGACGACCAACGTCGTAACACTGACGCAGGTCCGCACACATCTGCGCTACCCCAACCCAACGGCATCCACCTCGGACGACGGCGAGCTCCAGATCTTCATCAACGCGGCGGATCAGGTGATCCGCTTCGAGTGTGACGACTCGCTGCCTACGGCATACAGCGAGCGTCACGACGGCGGGGATTACTCGATTTTCCTGCGCCACAAGCCGGTCCTCTCGGTGCAGAACGTCGAAGAGGGCTGGGGCTGGATCAACTACGAGCTCGACTTCCAGGACGCGAACACGCCTCCCGCGGCGACGTCGCTCTTCGGGTACTCGATCGACAATCACGAAGTCGGCGAGATCGCGCGCCGCAGCGTCGCGAGCGTGCCCATCCCGTTCCGGCCTGGCGAGAACAACATTTACATCCAGTACACGGCCGGACGCTCGCCGATCCCCGGCAACATCGTTCTCGCTGAGCTTGAGCTTATCGCTCACTGGTGGCAGAACTCGCAGCTTCGCGGCGTAATCGCGAACAGCCAGGCCATGTCGTACGACGCGACATCCGGCACGACTTTCAGTCGTGACACCGAGAACGGCGTCCAGAACATCAACATTGGCGTGCCGTACCGAATCCTTGAGCTGATAAAGGGAAATCGGCACATGCCGATATTCGCGTAATGGCTTCCTCGATCCCAGGCGCCGTCCAGGCGCTTATCACGATAATGGACCCGCTTCAGGGCGGCGTGCTCCCTGCGGGTACTCAGGTGTGGTTCGGCTTGCCGCTGTCGAGGTACATCGCGCCGGTCACGCTCCAGATTACGAGCGTTCGCATTGAGCAGGACGACATCGTAGTACTCGGGCCGTCCTACCGGCACGAAGAGGTCTACTCGATCGAGTGCATTCTGACTGAGTGCTTCGGGGACGGCAATCACCTCCAGCGCTTCCTTGACGTCTTCACGACGTACAACACGATCGAAACGACCATCGCGAACAACCCGACGCTCAATCAGAACGTGCGCGTCGCGATTCCGGAGAAGACCGGATACTCCCCTACCGCAGACCAGAAGGGCCTGCCGGTAGGGACGCTCACATTCGAAATCCGCTGCGAGCAGAGGGTGAATTCGCTGTCATGATCCTCATTTGCAAGGAGCCGTTCGGCACTCTCAAGCCGGGCGACACAGTAGAAGTGCCGGACAACGTGGTATTCGACACCGCGTATTTCGGCAAGAAGCCCGCGACGCCCGCAAAGGGTAAGGGGACCAAGGAATGACCATTTCTGTCGGGTCGGGTCTTGCCGCCCAGATACTCGCCGCGGACGAAACCACCTACGGTGTCGCCGCGTCCCTTACCTCGCCTCATTCTTACGAGTTCAAGAGCGAGACGCTTGAGCTGAAGAAGACCACGGTTGTCGGCGAGGGCCTGGCGGCTGGGCACGTTTACCCGCGCACCCGCCGGCGCGTGCTGACCAACTACGACGTCAACGGCGCCGTAAACATGGAAGCGCCGACTCGTCAGCTTGGCTTCTGGTTGCGGTACATGATCGGGGACTTCACCGCCTCGACCACGCCCACCCAGATCGGCGTCTCCGGCATCTACTCGTCTGTCTTCCAGCCGAGGAGTACTCACTTCGGCCACTCCTTCACTCTCCAGAAGGGCGTCCCGACCGTCGATAACGCGACGGTCGAGCCGTTTACCTACGTCGGCTGCAAGCTGAGCAAGTGGGAGATCAGCGTCTCGACTGGCAACATCGCTCAGATGGTGCTCACTATCGACGGTCGCAACGAGCTCGCTGGCGCGGGCAACAGCGACCCGCTGAACGCGAGCGTGCCCGCGCTGGCCAACTGGAATCTTCCGGTCAATGGCCTCGGCGAGCAGTTGTGGCACTTCCGCGAGGCGACCCTCTTCAACACTGGAACGCCCACGATGGCGGCCAGCTCAGTCTCACTGACCACGCCTGGGGTGCCGGCGACCACCGTCCCCGTCACCAACACAACCGGCCAGACCGCAATGGTGGTCATCACGGGCGGTACGGTTACAACGGTTCTGGTGAACGGCACCTCGGCAGGCACGGGTGATGGCACCTACGCCGTCCCGGCCGGCGGAAACATCGCGGTCACCCCGGACG